TGTCTCTACTCGATCCTCAAACGGAAGGGATGGCTTCTTGTGGGTAGCCCTACCCGTGAAAAGCTTGCACATCTACTCGAAGGCTGTGCCGGTGCCAACTGGCTCAGTTTTGACTATTCGTCAGCGACCGACAAGATTAAGCTGGCGTATGTACGCGCGATGATAGATGTGCTAAAGCAAAAGAGTGTGGGTTTGAGTGACGACGAGGTCCGGTGCTTGGACGTTCTCGGCGATCTTCGGATTGACGGGTTCACCGCAGAAAGCGGGCAGCCGATGGGGAGCTTGATGAGCTTTCCACTGCTTTGCTTGGTAAACAAGACCGTCGTCGACATGGCGTTAACCACGCTCTTGACAAGTGGGAAAATCCGGTTCAAGGAATGGACCGGTCATCGCTGTCTTATAAATGGCGATGATTTGTTAACCCGAGATGTCAGTAGTGGCGGGCTTGTCGAAGCAATCGAGACTGAAGGCGCGCACGTAGGCCTAGTCGTCAACAAAGACAAGACAATGTCCGACCCTGAATACGGAGAAATTAATTCCACTGTATTCAAGAACTGCATTGAGGAAAAGAAAACGAATGTGAGTTCCTTGTGGATGGAGGAGGGAGTGGCCGACGTAATGGGTTACGCTCGCGAGGCGACAAAGAGTCCGAGAGGGTTCCGGATGGTGATGCTTGCCAACGTGTCGAGACTGGCTCGACAGAAAACAAAAACTGTGCATCGCCTTCCCGGGGACCTAATCGCCCAAGTCCTTGCGTCGAAGCGTTTGAAATACGCCATTTCCGCCCGTCCCGAAGCCGAGGATCCTGTTCTCACCAACCTATTCCCCGTAGTACCCGTGCCCGACGGATACGATTTAACGCGCGAGGAAGAGGCTGCGACACTCCGCCGTGAGGTGGAGAGGGCACGTGAAGAAGAGTCATGGATCGGGCTACACAACCAGAAGAAGAAAGCTCGTGAAGTGAAAAAGGAAATGCTCGTTCTTCCCGGGGAGCGGCTTCCAGGTCGTAAGATCTGGAAGTTACTTCAGCCGAAAAAGACCGTACCTTTGGAAACGACTTTGTCGTGCTTCGCCAAGGCATGGGAGCTCAAAAGAAAGGAAGCATTGCTCGCGGATTCCACTGACGACGATCCACCACTGATCGTCAGTGACTTGTCCGGTATCGACCGATTAGTCGATACAATTAAGTACTGGAAAAAGACAAAAGAAAAGGTGGGCGTGTGCGCCGTTGAGGC